TTTGTTTCTGTTCCTGCTGCGCATCCCATGCCCGCATACGGAGAAATCCCGGCATGTCCATCTCGTCGATCTCCCCCATCCGCCACCCGGCTTTCAGCAGCATATTGTAGGTGCGGTATATATAATCCGGCAGCGTCAGGGCGCTATCGCTTCGTTCGACATCTGCTCTGCGATCTCCGTCGCCTCCTGCGTCACCGGTTTCGTAGGGAAAGACTCCAACACCTCGGTCGTCTGCGTCTGAACAGCCATTAACGCCAGTGCAATATCGTGCATCAGCCGGTCAGCCGGATAACAATCGTATACTTCATCCGGTGCAAATTGCCCGCCGAACAGGATGCAGAACCACTTCACCATCACGTCCAGCGCATCCGCGACCGTGACGGTTTCCTCGGTCACATCCTTGCCTTCCATGGCTTCCTTCGAGATCCGGACGAGTTTCCCGTACATCCGGGACGCCGGTTCCATCTCGCGCAGCGCTCTGCCGGAAATGAAATCCACCGCATAGTTCTTCCCGCCAAGCGTACAGGTAATCATGATCAACACCTCCTAGAAAAAGACTGCTGCCGCAGGATGATCCATGCGGCAGCGTACAAATTACGGAGCCGTAAAGGTCGGTTCGTACACAGTCGCCAGGAACGTTGCGCCCATGGCCGCCGTGAACCCGTTTTCATCCTCATCGGCGATTGCCTGGTATCGCCCGTCGTGCGTGCGCTTGATGGCGGTCCATTCGACCTCGCCGGTCTGCCGGGTGATCGTGCCGCCTTCCTTGGTGGCATAGCTCTCGGTGACAGGCTTGGCGCGCACCTTGTACAGCCAGACATAGCGGTACTTGTGGTTGGATTTCTCCGACATGAACCCCACGGCGAAATACGCCGGCTTGTCCGTTGAGGTGCGGATCAGCACGCCGTTGTCGTCGATCTGGTTGCCGAAGATCATTTCCTGGATCGTCAGCGGGATATCCGCCATCTTGGTCTTGAACGTCAGCTCCGGATCCGGGTACAGAACGTCAAACTCGATGTCGTCGGCGTACTGAATCTCGGGATCCGCATTTTCCGGGGTCACGGACGCCTCGATCGCACCTGCGACGGCTTGCAGGTCCCCATAAGTCAGCGTCGCTTCTGAATCCTCTGTCAGCGAAGCCAGGACAACATTTTTAAAGCCCACCGTCGAAGAGACGGCAGGCGAAGCTGCGGTAGGCATTGTATGAAATTCCTCCTTATGTCAGTTCCTCGCGCAGAACGCGCTTGATTTCCGTATACGCTTCCTCAGCCGTGGTATCGAACGCAGGCCGGACAAACGGATGCGCTGGTGCCGGCGCAGGTCCGCCATGGCCGAACTCAACGGCGTTAGCGTAATACGCGCCTTTTTCTTTGGTATGTACGCCGACCGTAATCCGTTTGCCGCCGTTCCTGCGTTTGCGGACCGACCCGGTATGAATCGAATCGCGCAGATCACCGGAGATCACCTTTGGATCAGAGGACGCGTTCTGCCGCATCCGCGCCTCAATCGGCACAGCTCCTGCCTTGAGCGCACGATCGACACCGGTTCCCTGTTCCAAGGCCGCCGCCATGCCGGCGAGATCGTTTTCAAAATCCCCGAATCCTCGCATCTCCATGGGCATCAGGCCACCTCTTCCCGCAGACACCAGGTCCACTGGATCGTGTACTGCCGGGTATCCGCGTTATATGCTGAGCGGCTGCCGCTGCGGTCCGTTTCCTCGATCATCGCAAACCCGGCCGCGTACATCGCACTCCGGATCGCTGCCGCCATCGCTGTCGGATCGGTTTCGCTCCACAGGTTCAGGTACACAAAGGTCTTGTAGACTATCACCCGGTCGTCGTGATGAAACGCTTCCATTGTAGTCGTGGAATACACCGCGTACTGTGACGGCGGAATCGGTTGTTCGGGCGTCGCTTTCCAGATCCCGACAAACACGGGAATCCCTATACCAGCCAGCGCCAGCTGCACCTGCTTCATCCGCTCACACCCTTTGCTCTGTAGGCTTTCAACCCGAGGTATCGCCGTTGATACCCGTATCCCTCCAGCGTTGAAATTATCCACTTTACGTCCTGAAACCGTACCCACATCCCTGGCCGTATGTCCTCCCGGGATCGGATTCCAAACAAAATGCCGTTTTCCATGACGCTGCTATCCGCCGTTTGTATCTGGCGACTGCTGATGTCGGTCACCGATGTCCACACACTGCAGAGCACAGTGTCCGTTGCTTCGGAGTACCCGTTTTCATTGACGGCGTTCTCGGTAAACCCGATCTCCACGAAGTGTCGGAGGTCCCCGGGATGCGGCTCGGTTTTGCTATAGACAGGCACTCTGTATACCTCCTCAGAACAGCTGCAGCGGATCCCGATACGGATAGAGCAGGTTTTCAAACGCCATGCGCATGGTGAGGTACGCTTGCTTGTCCGGGATATCCCGGTGCTCGTAATAATGGCTGACCATGAGCAGGACAGCGAGGCGGATCGGTTCCGGTATACTTTCGGCAAACGATACGCGGCAGAAGTCTTCGGCAGCCGCCTGTGCTTGCGCAATCAGGGTTCCCAGATAGATATCTTCCTCATCCTGCTGGATGCGCAGGTGCGTCTTGACTTCCTCGACCGTGAGTACCATATCAATTCTTTACTCCACAGCCGGATCGGGCGTCATGGCACCTGCTGCTTTCAATACCGCCAGCAATTGATTGAAACTCTCCCGCAGCGCCGCGACCGTTGTGGCTTCGCTGGCAGGGAGATTGGGTAGGTTTGTTGAAGCAGCAGCCGGCAGATTCAACACGCCTTCCGCGCCTTCAACCGTTGCACCAGGCAGAAAGGTCAGTTTGCCGCCAACCACCCACTCGTTTCCACCATGGGCATGATAGTTTCGCGTCGTATCGCTCATACCGTTTCCTCCTTATTAGAAAGGGACTGCCGCTCAGCGGCAGTCCCCGAATATTGTTACGCAGCCTTCATTTGCAGGCACTTGACCGCTTCGCGCAGGATCAGGCGACCGTCGACACGCTGGGTGATCTTGAACCCGATCTGGTCGTTGACCGCATACAGCTCGTTCAGACGCTGCAAGGAGCGGCCTTCCCGGTCAGCCAGCCAGTAATAGCCATAGTCGCCGTAGAGAATGGCTTTGTTCCCGGCAGCCGGCAAGGGCATGTAGTTGCTGGTTAGCACACGCTGGTTGAGCAGCGTATCCGGCTGACCGGCCAAGAGACCCGGCGACCACAGATACTGGCCGTTGCCGTCTTTGAGCTTTCGGAGCAGCTTGATCGTGGCATCGTTCATGATCCAGCATGCCTTGCGGCGATACCCCGCTTTCAGACTGTGCTGCAGATCGACCAGCTCATCGGCCGCCAAGGTCGCGACAGCCGCCGTGGTGAGCCCGAGCTCCGCGCCCAGGGTATCATGCAGAAGGCCCGTGGGCTTGTGGCTGCCGTCGCCGGTCACGATCGCTTCTTCTTCCGCAGCGCCTACACGCCGGGCGAACTCGCTCGTGATATACGCCGCCAGGTTGAAAGCGGAGTCGTGCAGCAGTTCTTCGCTGACTCGGATCATGCTGCCCACCTTATGCGCGGAGAGCGTGATCTGCCCGAACGTATCGTCCGATTCCGGGATCGCAGCTTCTTCCTCCACCCAGCTCGCCGCGCCTTTGCTGGTCACCAGCGGAATGCGACGATCGCCGGACGAAGTCGTGATCACATGCACCAGACCGCGCATGATGTTTTCTTCCTGCAGCGCTTCCACCAGCGTATGCTCGAATTCATCCGGAACAGTGTACCCGCCTTCGGTGAGCGTGCCGATCTGCAGAGCGTTACGCAGCTCAGCAGCAGGCTGTCCGCGCATATGCTTCCAGAACGCATCCTGATAGGCTTTGGCCTTGATGCTGGGTTTCTCTTCCCGGCTTCCGGGATCCGGTCGCCCGTGCAGTTCGTCCCGCACCGGGGTGTTCAGTTCGCGCTCCATCGCCTCCACGCGTTCTTCGCGCTCAATCGCGTGGCCGAGGTTCACAACATCCTGTTCCATGCGCTCGTATTGCGCCGTATCCTCGGCGCTCAGCAGGCCGCTTTCATCCCTGTGGGAATCCAGAAACGCTTTCGCCTGGTCCCAGATCTCACCGCGCTTCCTGCGCATTTCCAGTACTTGACTCATAAAATTCCTCCTTTGTTATCGCCGCGATGGCAGCAGTAAGCCCAGCCGTTTATCCAGCTGGGCTATGGGGGTACCGGTCCTAAGTTGTAGGATCTCTTGCGCTGTCCCGGCCTGTGTTTCAGGCGCTTGCCCCGAAGTACTTGCCGGCAGTACAGCCGATGGAAGTTCATCGCCCGGTTTTACAGGGCGGGACAGCTGTGGTTTATGACGGTCCAGCCAGGCTTGCACCTTGGCTTCCGCTTCCTTGCGGTCGGTCACTCTGGGCTTGGTTTGATTGCTGACGCCGGCAAGCTCTGTGTCTGTTATACCGTCGATGAAGCCGTTCTCCAGCGCCGCACCGGCGTCCATCCAGGTCGTGGCGGTCATCATGGCGGCGACCATCTCGCGTTTCTGTTTGCAGCGGCCACCATAGATGTTGAGGATGCTCTCCTTGCAAGCGCGCAGGAGCTGGATCGCTTCACTCATTTCCCGTTCATTGCCCCAGGCCAGGGTACTGGGATCGTGGATCATCCACAGGGAGCCCGGCGTCATGTCCAGGCGATCCGCTGCCATGGACAGTACAGTAGCGGCCGATGCGGCCGTACCGGAAACCGTGATATGCACATTCCCGGGATACGCACGGATATCGTCAAACATCCGGGTTGCGGCATTGCAGGAGCCGCCGTAGCTGTTCAGACGGATATGCACGTCGTCCGTGTGCTGGTTTTCGACTCCGTACAGTTGCTCGTGCAAGCCTTCGGGGGTAATCTCGTCCCCGAACCATACGTCTTCGTCGATATAGCCGTTTAAGGTCAATTCTCTCAAGGGTCATCCCTCCGTTTCTTTTCGGGCGGCAGTTTGTGCCGCCGAAATGGGGATCATGTTGCCGTTGCACAAATACGCATTCCCTCCGTCCGCATCCGAGAGCGGATTCATGTTCTCCAGTTCCCGGATATCATTGGCGCTCATCCAGCCGTTTTGCCGTGCAATCGCATAGCCTTCCATCCGTTCCTTGTAGGAGCCGCGCATCAGACCGTCGATATTGAACTGTGCATAAAAACGCCCCTCGCCGTATTCCTCGAACAGCGCTTTATTGAGCGCCTGTTCGATACGCACCAGCCAGGGCCGGATCGTATGCATGGCAAAGGAGATCGATTGATGCTCGATATTGGAAAACGTCGCATGCTCCAGGTCCCCGACCAGATGCGGCGGTACCCGGTAAATACGGCAGATCTCCGCGACCTGGAACTTCCGGGTTTCCAGAAACTGTGCTTCGTTATTGGGCATGGAGATCCGTTCGAACTTCATGCCTTCTTCCAGAATGGCCATCTTGCCCGCATTGGAAGAACTCCCGTAAGCCGCGTTCCAGCTTTCCCGGAGCGCTTTGGGATTTTTCACGGTGTTCGGATGGGTCAGCACCCCGGAAGGCGTTGCGCCGTTAGCGAAGAAACGGCTGCCGAACTCCTCGGCTGCTATCCCCAATCCGATGGCGTTCTGTTCCAGGGCGACCGGGCTATAGCCCATGATCCCGTCAAAGCCGAGGCCCGGAATATGCAGAACAT